AGATATCCCAACAATAGAATATGGGCATATCCTGATGCAAGTGGTCAAGCAAGAAAAACAAGTTCAAGAACCACAGACCATATGATTATGAGAACTGGTGAATTCACACTAAAAGTAAAAGGCAACAACCCTCCTGTGTTGGATAGGATTGCTAGTGTAAATGCAAACTTGAAAAGTGCGGAAGGAGACATCCGTCTCCGTGTGAGTTCAAAATGTAAGAATGTGATAAAAAGTTTATCACAACAGGTATACAAAGAAGGTACACGCATACCTGAAAAGGATGGCAAAATAGATCACATGAGTGATGCTGTTGGTTATCTAGTTCATTGGGTGAATCCCATAAGAGGACCACAAGTGCAAAATATGGGCATACAAAGGTACGGACATTATTAGGCATAAATACTATGACAGCTGATCACTGTTGTAAAGACCCCAAGCAACCTTATAAGGAAACAGTTTTATGAAAAATTTAGAACAATTAATGGCAACACATGACGCATACAAGCATCATGCTGAACAAGCACAATATATGTATAGAAGCTACATTGGCGGGCCTACATATAGAGCCGGCAACTATCTAACACGCTACATAGGGGAAGAATCACAACCAGGTGATAGTTATGGAAAACGTTTACTGTCAACACCTCTAGACAATCATGTAGCCAGTACAGTGGACATTTACCGTTCATTTCTTTTTAGAGAAGCACCAACTAGACAACTTGGACTATTAGCAAACAATCCATTGGTACATGAATGGATTACTGATACAGATCAAGAAGGTCAAGACATGGACAGTTTTCTTAAAAGTGCAAATGACTTGGCAATGGTGATGGGCAATGTATGGTTATTGGTAGACAAAGGATCATACAAAGTAGAAACACAAGCAGAAGAAATAGCAATGGGTATACGTGCATATACTGCAATGTATACACCACAAAATGTTTTGGATTGGTACTATGAAAGAAACATTGCAGGCAAGCCAATACTAAAATATATCAAAGTCAAAGAATCAGAAAACACAGAAAAAATGACATACACACTGTGGACTGAAGATAGTGTAGAAAAGTATACAGTATCAAAAGATGAACTGGGTGGCGCAGACCAAGTGATTGATTATGTTGAATATGACAACCCATTGGGTGTTGTTCCATTTATAAATCATTGTCCAGTGAAATCACCTGTGCGTGGTGTTGGTTATAGTATGCTGTCAGATGTTGCAGATGCACAAAGATTTATCTACAACATGCATTCAGAAATTGAACAAACAATCCGTATTAGTTCACATCCTACACTTGTAAAAACACATTCAGCAGATGCAACTGCTGGTGCTGGTGGTATCATAAACATGGATGAAGGAATGGATCCACAATTGAAACCTTATCTATTGACACCAGGTACATCAACTGTAGATTCAATCCTAAAAACAATCAAACAATTAGAAGAAGCAATTATGTCAAGCACACATACATCAAGTGTGCAAGGTGTAAAAACTGCACAATCCGGTATCAGTTTACAGACTGAAAGACAACTGTTGAATGCTAAGTTGAGTGATCTATCAGACACACTCAAAGAAACAGAACTAGCACTATGGGACCTTTGGTTTGGTTGGGCAGGTGTTGACGCACCAGAAGAATTTACAATTCATTACAATGATAGTTTTGATATCCGTGACAAGTACAGTGAACTTGATTTGATTATCCGTGCAAAAGCTGCAGGATATACAAATGAAACATATCTAAAAGAATTAGACAAACAATTGGCCTCATTAATGATTGAAGATTCAAAAGTACTCAACAACTTGATGGAAGCAATTGAAGAACCTAAAGAATATATACCACACATCATGTATAACCCAGACACTGGTGAGCAAATAGAAGCAAAAACAGAAGATGATCACAAACGTTTGGGCTTGGATGGATATGTACATTTGGGTGAAGATATAAATGGATGAGAAACAACACAGTAAAATAATTGACAACACTATCTCAGAAATTGAAGATGGTGTTTTTGACAATATCAAAGCACTTGAGAACCGTATAGCAGAATTGGTCAACTTGGGTGCTGATCCAAATACACTGCGCCCACAAATAACACAAGCGTTTGAACAATATTCCGCTGGTGTTGGAGCAGCAGTGCAACCTCTGCGCATGGTTTCACAGGACATAGGCACAGTTACAGTTGAAGATGAAGCGGCTGAGAGTGCCCTACTGAATCAGGCCGCAACTTCTGTAAAGGAAACAGTAAATGCAGGTGTTAGTGATGTGATGACAACACTTGTATTGGCGGGTGCCGCTGGTGCAACAACACAAGCACTAGTGAACAGTGCCAGAGGTAGAATTTCAGGCATCTTTATGGAAAGTGATGATGCTGAAGTACGCAGACAACAGCGCAAGATCCAAAAACTGTTGAAGAAAAAAGGTGCAAACGCAGATGAAATCAACGGTGCCAAAAGAGTGATTAGAGATAGATTGGTTGGCATCAATACAACAGCAAGTGTAAGAGATCTAACAAACACAAAAGTACAAGATACTGTTATGAAGTTTGATGGTGCATTTACAGCAGGTCAAGCCAAACGCAAAGGTGTTGAACGCTGGAGATATGCAGGTGGTGTGATTGCAGAAACAAGACCTTGGTGTGCTGAACACACAGATCAAGTTTACACCACAGAAGAAATTGAAGATTTATGGACATCAGGTTGGGCAGGCAAAGAGCCTGGAGACCCATTTGTTGTTAGAGGCGGATACAACTGTAGGCACTTCTGGGTGCCAGTTGAAGATGATGAATAATAAGTGATAAATAATGTTATACGGGACTAACCCCTAACCCTTAGGAGATACTGACATGTCAGATGAAAACATGGCTACAACTGCAGACACAGACACTGGGGCTGTTGAAGCAGGAATTGAAAATACCCAGGTTGAAGAGAAAGTGTTCACGCAAGCACAATTGAATGATATTGTTGCCAAGCGTGTTGCACAAGTAACTAAGAAATACTCAGAAGTTGATGCAGATGAAGTTGCACAATTACGCAGTTTCAAAGAATCAATGGAAGAGGAGCAACTGATTAAAAAGCAAGACTTTGATGGTGTGCTAAAGAAAACCAAAGACAAATATGGGCAAGAGATTTCTGCCTTGCGTACAGAATTGGAACGCATAAAAGTTGATGGTGCTCTTATTGATGCCGCATCAAAAGCCAAAGCACTTGCTCCACAACAGGTTGCTAAATTGTTAAAGGACAGTGTCAAACTACAACCAGATGGAACAATCAATATTGTAGATGACACAGGCAATCCACGTTACACAGATGAAGGTGATCCTGTATCTGTTGACAGTTTGGTTGATGAGTTCTTGTCAAGCAATTCTTACTTCCGTGCAGCAGGTCCTAGCGGAACTGGTAGCACTAGCAACACAGGTGAATCTAAATCTACAGTAGCAGATCTTAACTCACTTGATATGCTTAATCCTGAACATAGAGCAATTTACAAAAAGCTCAGACAGGAAGGCAAACTTTAACTTGAAAGGTATTGACAAATGGCAAACGGACCATATACATCAGTAATCAACGCAGACGCTCTTATTGTGCCTGTGAAAGCAGCAACAATTTATGCTGCACAAGAAACATCACTATTCTTAGGTGGTGAACTAATTCCAGTAGTAAACGCACCAAACGGTGTACTACAGGTACCAGAACTAGCAGCAGTATCTGCTACAACAGTAGACGCAGAAGCTGGTACAGGTATTGACATTGACGCAGTACATCCTGTAGACACAAAGAACACAGTAACATGTGATCTATATGCAGCACGTTCAGTTGTACGTGACTTAGGTAACATTGATCCAGCAGAAATTGGACGTGTACTAGGTAACGCAGTATCAAAAGCATTTGATACAGCAACATTTGCAGCACTAGACTCAGCAACAGCATCAACAGCAGATTGTGTACCATTATCAATTGCAGATATTGTTGACTCAGCAGCTCAAATCCGTGCAAACGGTGAAATGGGTGAACTATTTGGTGTACTAACACCTGCAGAAACAGCAACACTCTTAAAAGAGATTGGCACAAACGCATTTGCTGGTTCAGAATCATTCCAAGGCCAAGCATTACGCTCAGGCATGATTGGTATGATTGGTGGCGTTATGTTCTTCCAAAGTTCATACATTGCAACAGCAGACACAGCTGGTTACATCTTTGGCAAAGACGCAATGAGAATTGCAATGCAGAAGAATGTTGACATTGAAGTTGGCAGACGTACAGCAGCAGTTGGTAATGACGTTGTAGCAAGCCTACACGCAAAGCCAGCATTGATTGACGCAGGCCGCGCAGTTAAACTAATCAACGTGTAATAGCACACAGTATGGGGGAACTATCCCCCATACCATACAACTAGGAGATAAAAATGGCATTTGCTACAAATAATGATCTAATCAACTATGCTCCAGAAGTGTTTGACCAAGGTGTTGATGACTGGACTGCAGAACTTACACGTGCAGAAAATGATGTTGCTAATATGGTTCAAG